TCGTCGACATTTTCGTTAATGGGACTTTCGTTCTTAAGATAAGTGGTCGATATTAAATAAACAAAGTTTGTCATAATTTTTTTCTTACAAGTTTAGAGTTCCAAGCGTGACGGCAATGGTTAATGTGTACGTCGGTGTCAGGTATAGTGTACCACCCACCTCTTTCTTTCCACACATCTCTATCAACACGGCTTGAAATCGTGTCAATTTCTGTACGTGTGTAATATCTATTTAACCCTATCAATTGACGGCAAAAGTCACGGCTTGTATCGATTAACTCAGGTTGACCAGTAAACGCAGCATCTAAACCATATTCATAACGCAATTCAATTTGAGTGTCTACTGATTTAGAAAGTTCACGTGTACCTTTTGTAGAAGTTGAAAGTTTACCATTGTCTGAATTAATCAAGCCATCGTCAATCATTTGAGTGATTGCATCCATTACCTTCTGAGCGTCGATGTTAACGTACTTTGCAATTTCGCCTACTGTTATGCCTTCGTTTGCATTTAAGATTTGTAAAATGGCAGTTTCACTTGCACTTGCAAATTCAAATTTACAAAGTTCATAGTCATTCTTTGATACCCCACACTCAGCAAATAAATTTAAAACATCTTGGTCGCTTTGCTTTTTAGACATTGCAAATTCTTCTACAATGGCAAAACCTAATTCTTTGCGAACTTCGTTTTTGTCAAGAATACCTTTTTCAAATAGTAAAATATAATCTTGTCCAATTGGTGGCTTGTTAGTAGTTTTCAATTTAGCATCAGCCATATATTGAAACACCACATTAAAAGACGAATCCTTTATTTTTTGGCGTGGTTCAATATAAGACGTTTGGAATAACTCGTAACCTTCGATTATCTCATTACGTTGACCCAATGTACCTGGCGTTGCAATACCAAAAATAACTGGTGTGCTTACTCGGTGACCTACAAAGATTTCTTCTTGTACTTGGTCGTTTAACTGCTGAAATTGTTTGTCAAAGTCAGACGGTTGTAAGTTGGTAATTTCTGCAGGTTTTTCGTTCTGCTCATTATACATAATGATAAGACCACCACTTTCTTCAGCTTCTGCCCCCTGATAGTTCTTTTTGAAACGACGCTTTGCAATTCTCATTTCTTCGGGCGTTGGTTGACCCTTAAACATTTGAATTACTGTCTGTGCAAAAAATCCATTTTTGATATTACTCAAATAATAGTTACCTATCTCTACGTCAATCTCTATATACTTTAAAGCACCTATATAAGATGGCAAAGGGTATTTTCCCTGACCGGCACGATACATTTTAAACGCATATACTTGTTTATTTTCCCTTGTTGTTGGGTTAAATAAAGGATATTCGATTACGGCTTCACGGCTATTTCCCCAGTCTTCTGAGTAATAGGCACAATCTTTGCCTAATCTAACGTTCTGAAAGGGTAAATGATACAACTCTGCTATCTCTGTTTTGGCTTTGTTCCAAATAACTTCAATATAATAGCCATCAAATAGTTCAAAATCTTGTGAAATCTTGGTATTAAACGACTCGTAATCTTCAAATGCGTTGATATTTCTTAACTTGTCGAATGCCTTTGCCTTGTTTAGCGTGTCATCTGCATAAATTTCGAATGATTCACCAGCAATATAAGACGATTTTTGGTTAACAATAGCGTTATGCTTAGGGCTTTTGTTGTAAAGGTCAATCAATTTTTGAGGATATAAGTTATCCTCACCAAAAGTTGTGTAACCCTTTGTTTTATTTTCTTTAAATGTAGGCAAAGAAATTCCAGCAAAAGAAAGTCTATCGAGTGCGAACTTATTGTTTTCCATTGTTTCCGAATTTATCTACACTTGTAAAACCCAATGCGAGAATAGTTACCCACTCAACACTTTCAATTAACTTATCGCTATTGTGATAAAGCATTGCACCTATCAAAGCTAAACCACCGACAATGCCGATTAATCGCTTTGAGCTAAATTCGCCTTTATCACCTTTGAATATTTCAAATATTTTCATAACTGATTTGTTTTTTTTATGTAATAACGTATTGCAAATAACCCCGAAATGATAGCCACTAAACCAGCCATTGCCGAAATGATAGGTTGAGCCGTTGTGCTAATGGATGCAAAGGCACTCACTACTGATATAATGCTGCTACTATCGGCTGCCGTGTCGTTAAATTTTGTCATTTTTTTTCTTGTATTGATTCAGAATACCCTTCAATGGCATTCAGGTAAAATTTAATTTCATAAGAATAAACTGCCAAAAGTGAATCGCTTTGCTTTTGTTGACGTTCCATTTTGTGCAACCTATCGCCCATTTTTGCATTTTCACCTTCGCACTTTGCTATAATGGCTTTCTTTGTATTTTCTGAATCGTAGTACAAATAGCCTACAATTAAAAGCATACAAAAAGCCACCGCCGCTATTGGGTTTTTTTTAAATTCTTCAAATGAAATTGGTAAACTCATTGTACTATAGTGACTGTGTTTTCGCCCGTAACTTCTTGAATTTTAGCCTTGCATTTTTCGTGAATAATCATCGTAACTGAACCCCAGAACTCCTCAGTTGTTAACTCGGTTTGAACTTGGTTAGGTAGTGAAGAAACATTCAAAGGCGCTTTGCCGTCAATCCAGTCTTGCTCAGATTTATAATAGTTCAAGTTCACCCAATTACTTTGAGGTGCTAAAATGTATATGTTCAAATATCCGAAAGCGTTTGAAACTTCAAAGCCTTCATCCGTTGTGATTGTTGTATTTATATTTAATGCCATAATTTTATAATGCTGTGACTTCTACTAAACTTACCTTTGAAACTACTCTACATGTAACCGAACCACCACCCGCAAAAGTAGGCGCAGTAAATGTAATTGCCATTTGTTGAGAACCACCCGCAGAAATTGTAAGCAATGCCGTTGCCATTCCCGAATCCGATTTAATTGCAGACGTGTCAACCGTGCCAACTATTGAAGACGTGCCACCTATTCGCTTAAATAAAAGTTGTTTTGTTTCTCGATAACAGTCGCCAATGGTGACCCCCGTTGCAGTGCCAGTTATTGCTATAACTACTGCAACAGTATCAATTTGAACATTCCAAATCCTATTGGATGCAAAAGATAAAATCAAATTGGTTGTGCCAGTTCCATCTAGTGATAGGACGGTGGTTGCTGCTGTGGTTAAAGTCGCTTCTCTTTTGGCTAAAAGTGTGCTATATTGATTATCATATGCAGCCCCCATTTGACCACTTGAAAAAGCAAACATTCCATACAAATAACCGTAACCCATATTCCCTAATGATACTGCAAAATCTTTATTTGCAAATGTTTGATTTGCACCAAAAGCAAAAGAATAAGCCCCACTTGCAGTAACTCCAAATCCACTAGAAAATGAATATAAACCACTACTTGTATTTGTACGTCCTAAAGATACAGAAGCCGATGCCGAAGCGATATTCCCATTCCCCCCTGAAATACTCCACAATCCACTTGCCGTATTACTCTGACCCCCCACAACAGTTGCATGAGTGTTTGTTGATGCGGTGTTGGATTGACCACCTGAGATGGTGGAGTAGGCTGCTGCACTTGTTGGAATATTGTTTGAAACTCCACCACTTACTGTAGCCCCAGTTGCTGCACAAGTGATTGTATTACCACCAACTGCAACACTATCTTGCCCACTTGCACTAACGTTAGTCCCTGACCCTACAAAACTTCTTAACCCTGTGGAAAAGTTATTATCACCACCCACGCATACAGAAGTCACTCCGGTTGCCCTATTATTTGCACCACCACCAATAAATGAAAAGTTACCACTCGCAACTTGTACTTTATTATACCTTGATATTTGCAAATCAACTGCGCCATTTCCTCTTGCATTACCGCCACCAGCATCCGTTCCATCAGGAACACTTGCAATAATTCCACCCGTTCCGTTTGGTTTTAATACTATAGAAGTGTTGGCATCTTGAACCTCAACAACTGCAACACTTTGAGTTGTGACGCTTGTATCTTTGCCTATGCCGATTCTACGACTATTTAAAAACAATACACTTGCATTGTCTAAATAATCTTTAACGACTTGGAATGTAGTTGAGATTGCACTTGCAATTTTTAAAAGTCCGTTAGGTGGGGTGAAACTTGGTAAGTTCGTCAATTGACTTCCGTCAACTGCGGGTAATTTTGCAGTGCCATCTAACTGAACTAATTTGTTGGCAGCGTTAAACGTGTTTCCTTGCGTTGTAACGTTTGAAGATAATCTTGCATCACCCAAAGTACCACTTGTGATATTTGAAGCGTTTGTAGTGTCTACATTTGCTACGTTTCCAAGTCCAACACTTGACTTATCAATTACAACATCTCCACTACCTAATAAAGTATTGGAATTGACGGTTTTAATATTTGTTCCACTTACAAGGGTATCTTGTTTTCCGTTTAATGCTGATTGTGTTGCAGTAGAAATAGGTTTATTTGCATCGCTTGTATTGTCTACGTTGCTTAAACCGATATCAGTTTTAGTCAAAACAACAACTCCTACTTGACCATTTACGCTATCTACATTTCCAGCAGCGTCAATAGTTACAGTATCTGCGTTATTGTCATACGTTAAAGTGATATTATCACCAGCAATTACATAATCTTCAAACTTTTTATTCGCCATAAGTGATAAAATTTCCGTTATTTGTTGTTAAATACTTGTCTAAATTGCTTAACAAAAAGCCATCAAAAGCCGTTGCAATGATTTTTTCGGTTAAACTTGGACTATATGCAACCGATTCAACGCTTAAACTTGTTTGTTTTTGCGTTTGACTTGGTGTGTAAGTCTTTGAATTAGTCGTTATTGTAATTATCTTTTGCATTAACTTGGTGTATAAAATACCTCAGGTGAATCAACTAATTGAACTTTTAAAATGCCTTCTTCGACTAACTCATTCGCTAAACTTGGAATAATATTTACACTTGATGTTTGAGCGTAAACATTGTACATATATTCGCCTTCAAAAAAGTTGTATGTATTTTCGTTAATTGAAAACTTATTATATCTATCTTTAAAGGTGCTTACATCGGTTAAAATAAAATTATACTCTTTCATTGTTTGCCGATGGGTAAGACTAAACAAAAAATAAGGGTTGCTTATTGTGACCTTTTCAGTAAGTGTCAAGTACCAAAATTTTGTTTCGCCTTTAGTGATTAATAGCATTATAAGTATATTAGCAAATAAAGTAATTTGTTACAATAAAAAAGGGGTGACCTAAGCCACCCCCCACATATGAAAACAAGACAGAAATTAAAGTCCTAATGTAGTTACTACAGAAGACTGCAGTTTGTATGGTGCTTCAATATCCATAGCCTGAAGTGTAACTTCATAACCAGTAGAATCACCAAACGCAGCACCAGTATTCGCAACCATTGAACTAACATCACAACCGCTTTCTTTACCTACCAACCAATACTCATCGTTGTTGGTTTTTACAATTGTAAAGACACGTCCTTGAGCTAACAATTTTAACTCGTTACGTTTAGCAGTTGACAACCTACGCAATTTGAAAGCCACGTCACATTGGTTAAAAACCGTGCCGTTTTCAACGCTTACGTTGGTTGTGTTAGTCATTGATGCAGTCGCCTTAGGGATGTCATAAGTGTAAACATCCCCACTTGCTACTGATGTTGCCGTAACTTCACCACTTGCTACTGTAAAGCCAGTTTTAGCCCAGTTAACAAGATAGATAGATTTAACGCCACCGACTGCATCTTTGCAATCAAGGGCAAAACTTTGAGAAATTAAACACGGCATATCTTATAAATATTAAAGGGTGAAATAAACCGTTTCGTCAGGAAATGCCAGTTGTACGCCATATTTCATTTTCGCTTTGAAATATACGTTTTCGCTAATTGGGTCGAATACAAATTTGTATTGCTCCTCTTCATTTGCAAGGTCAGTTCCTACAAAGAAGTTAGTCAAATGAGATGCAACCAATTTGTCAGTTCCATCCAAACCACCAACTGCTATTAACTTCATGTTAGTACCTGGAATAATCATATCCATCATTCCTGGTTCAGGCATATAATGGTACAAATTAGCATTCTTCAAGTTAACTAAGAACTTCTTGTAAAAGTCTACACCACAAAAACAAACCAAGTTGTCTTTACTTGCAATTCTTGAAGGAATAGCAGCGTAGATAGCGTCTAAGATATCGTCAGCGTTTGAAGTTGTAACTGAAGTTGCAGAAATTGTGTTTCCTGAAATAGGGTCACCTGAACCACCGAAGCCCAACGCAGTCAAGATAGTTGTAAAACCATCAAACTTGTTAGTGTTAGGGTTAGTGTTAGATGTTGCAACAGTTCCTTGCCAGATAGCAATTTCCAATTTCTCAGCAATTACACCAGCTTTTTCAGAACCAATAAGTTCTTCAAATGGTAAAGCTACTGCAGAACCTGGAGCGATTTGTGTTTGCATCCATTTAGCTTCCAAAGTTTTAGGACATAAAGTTTCTTCAACTGCAAGTTTACCTACTGTTAAAGTTCTTTGTGTGAAAGTTGTTAGACCTGATGGGGTTAGACCACATCCGTCTGTTTGGAAATAAACGTCTGAAGATAGAATGTTAAGAGTTTCAGCAGATTTGATACCTACTTGAACTTGACCAGCGTCGTACATTAAACGAGCCGTTTTACCACCGAATAGGGCTTTGCTTAATAAATTAAGACTCTGCTCATTGGTGTAATTTGCGAGTGATGATACTACAAATGACATATTTTTATTTTTTCTTTAGTTGTTGTGCGATTTTTACAATGTTTGCAAATTGTTGTTCTTTTTTGCTTAACGTCTCGGGTGCTTTTGTTGGTTCAGCACTTGGAAGATTTGCAACCTTCTCTACTAAGTCAACAGTTTTAGAAAACATTTCACTTTGCTTTTCTAATTTAGCAACTACACTTTCAAATTGTGCAGTCAAAATAGCGATTTTGCTTTCTAAGTTACTTACTACTTCGTTGAATTTTTCAATTGTTGCAAATTCTTTTGCAGCTTCAATTTCAACTTCAACTTCTGCAGTAGGTTCTACGATTTCAGTAACGATACCAGCAACAGTAGTTACAAGTGTACCACCTTCTACTTCGTGAGTAGCGTCGGGAGCAGGAATATCGCCTTCGGCAGTTTCTACCAAAATAGCAGTACCTACAGAAAGTTCACCTTCCCATTTGATTACCGTTCCATCTGTTAAAACGGCACTTGCCATTTCAACAGATACCGCATCGTCAAATTTCAACATTGAGCGGATTTCTTGAATTAAACTTTTAGAGTCCATTTTTATATATATTAGTTTTATGTTTTATTTGTTGCATTTTTTATTTGCCATTCCACTTTGATAGTAGTGATTTCAAGTCTTCTAAAATTTTATCTTCTTGTATAGGTTCTACAAAATCAAAAAAGCCCTCTACACTAAACCCATTCCAAGTACCATCTTTGCATTTTTCCCAATTTGCATCGTCTTCAATAAAGTAACTAACAAACCAACTACCATCTTTTGCATCATCAAATCCTTTTGGTGGCATTATACCACGTTCAAAATCCAATAAATAAGATTCAAATAAAACGCATCCATCTATTGCCTTATCGTGGTCCACATTTACACTATTGTACTTGTTGTTTTTCGCCCACTTTTTAGCAATTTTATAAATGGTTTCCTTATCAAAGACCACGTAATATTCACCACGAGAATCATCACGACGATAAATTGGCAAATCAGCCAACATCGCAGCCCCTGAAATAATCCTTTTTTCTTCATTTTGAATAGCAAATTTTCTACGCTGATTGAAAGCCATAAAATCTTTTTCAATTGCTGGTTTGTCAACTAAAGAAATAAATTCTACGCCACTTTCTAAATCGTCCTCAGATATGGTCAATTTGTAAATAGGTAAATCCATATAATGTATATTAGTTTAATTTAAATTTTGTTGCGTTATTCTACTACACTTACACTTTGATTGTTGCTTACACGCTTCTGTGTGCGTGAAATATCGCCTTCGGTAACGTACACTCGTCTATCTTGTGTTAACTCATTACCATTGCCTAAACTTGACATTCTTGGTGCAGCCATTTGTGTAACTTCACCACCACCAGCAGCACGATTTCCACCAGCACTTGGTGTGGTTTTACTTTGAAATTTAGTATCGCTAATTTTCTTTAAGTTAGCTAAACCAAATGCAAGTGCAGCCCCAGCCTGAACGTACGGGTAAGCTGGAAATATTGCAGTTATTGGTGATTTGTTTGCAGTTGTGAATGCACTTTGTGTACCTTCAATTGTTGACATTATTGTACTTGCATATTTTAACGCCTTGTCAATTTCAAACGCACGTTTTTGCGATTCTTCACTATCACTGGCAAAGGCTTCATTTAATGAAGACAAAGCACTCAAAGAACTATTTGCTATATTATAAATACCTTCTTGTTTATTCTTTTCACGTTCTAAATCATCGGCAGCTTCTTTGTCTTTTATTGCTTTTCTCTTCTCAAAAATTTGAGTTTCAATTTCTATAGTTGCATCACCACTATCTTGAACAGAAACTAATTTTGCCTCAAGATTTTCAACTTCAAGACGTGCAACTTCTTTTTCAATTTCTTCTTTTGTTTTACCACTTTCTTTTGCAATCAAAATTTGTTGTGCGTAGTATTCGTCGTAGCTTTTTAAAAGAATTTGATTTGCTGCATCAGTATCTGTTTGTTGTTGAGCAATTAATTTTTCGGCTTCTGCCTTTATTTTCAAATCGTCTGCCTTTATTTTTTCATTAAAAGCAGTTTTTTGAGTTATTCTATCAACATCTAATTTTGCTAAATCTTCATTTAGTTTTCTTTGTTGTGAAAGTCTTTGTTTTGGGTCAGTAATTGCACCAATTAATCCTTGTTCTTTTTTAATTGCATTTTCTTTTGCACTTAAAGAAAGTTCTGCATATTTATTTTCTATTACAATTTTTTCACGTTCTGTTAAAACCAAATTAGAAACTTCTTTTGCCTTTGCTTTTTCAAGTGCAATTAATTGAAGATTTAATTTATTTTGAAGTGTAGAATTTTGCCTTTCGTAAGCGTCGTTTACTGTTGTTGTAACTTCAGCAACTTTTGTTTCACTTTTAGTTAAATCTTTTAAAATGTTATTATATGCTTCCGTCGCAATATTTAATAAACCTTGTGATTTAGTAATGTTTTCATTTGCTTTTTGTTTTGCCCTACTTGCTTTTGCGCCTTCATAATCTGATGTCATTAATGCCATATCAATAGCATATAATTTATCTAAAAATCCTACTTGTTCATCAACAGTTTTATTTTGTTCACGGTATATTTTTTCAGTTTCTTCAGCAATAATTTTTTCTAATGCTTGTGCTTGTGCTTTTTGCTTAATTAAATTAATATTATCAGTTATACGAGCATTTAATTGAGATAAACTATTTGCACTATTTATATTAATATCTCTTGTTTCTATTCCTAATTTATTTAATTCATTTAAGGCAACCTTTCTTTCTTTTTCTGATAAAGAAGTATCTCCAACAAGTTTTTGATATGACTTTAATTTTTCAATATTACCTTGTTGTGCTGCAACTGCATCTCGTGTCGCTGCATTGACTTTGATTTGTTCTTCACTTACACCACCCAACGCTTCTTTGATATCGTCCCAATATGTAATAAGCAATCCTAACCCCACAACCAACGCACCAATACCGGTTGCAATTATAGCCCCTTTTAAAGTGCTAAATGCTTTTATAACGCCTTGTAATGTATTTTTTGCAAGTGTGGTAAATTGTTGTTGTACTTTGCCAAGTCCCTCAAGACCTTGAGCCAATGCCATAGCACCTTGTACTTTAACTAATTGCTTTTGTAAATCTTCGCTTTCAGAACCAAACAAAGCCATAGCGCCTTGAGCTGCACTAAATCCACTTGCAACACCATTAACAACCGTTTGTACACGTGCGAATTTATCAGGGTTTAAAGCCTTTACTCGGTCGTTAAAATCTTCCATTTGGTCTGAAAGATTTGCAACTCTTTGTTGACCCGCTAACGCTTCATTGCTAAATTCGCCAAATGTTGCAACTAATTGTTGAGCCTCATTTTTGGCTTCCCTTAATTGTTGTTTAAACGTTTTTACGGTTGCTTCAGCATTACCTTTAGGTACTACTTCTATTTCTATTGCTGCGGTTGATTTTGCCATTGTTTTGTTTTAAGGTACTATAACGTAATATTGTGTTCCTGTTGAAATAAATTGATGTGTTTTTTTGTCTGTAGTTATTGTGTTAGTTGTTGCATCGTCTATTAAAATAGAACCATCACCAGCAGTTACAGTTATTGTATGCGCACCACCTATTTTTTTAACTACAAATATTTTGCCTTTGTTAGTTGACGGGTTAGGTAAAACTATTGATATGTTGCCAGTCATATCGCATACAATTAAATAGTCATCGTATAAAGACGTGTAAGGGCTATCGGTGTGGTCAATTTCAATTACATTACCACCACAACTATAAGCACCCATCTGTGGGAAATTTTCTACGTAAAATCTATTTGATTCTGTGATAGAATAAGTATCGCAATTTATCGCCGTTACACTTTCAAAAGTAATTGGAATGTCTACTTGTGTACCGCCTAAAATAGTGTTTGCGAATCGACCTTGCGAAACGTGGTCATTCCCTACCGTGATATTGTCTTTTGAATCTAAACCACTGTCTCCAATGTTTACGCCCCCAGTAGTTACGCCGGTGAATCCAACTGGTTTGCCGAATGGATATGTATCGTTTAATACATCACCACCCCCAACGCCTACATTTTTTTTGTTTGAAGTCGATGGTTCGTAATAAGTCACCAAAAGAAACTCACATAAATAGACCCCTTCTTGTAAAGGGTTGTAATCGGTTATTTTATTCAATCTCCAGTACTGACCTTCAAAGAAATATAAGTCTTTAAACTGAATGTTTGCCCATTGATACGGATTGATACGGAAATATCCTTTAAATACCTTAGAATTTTTGTCAGTAATTTCCCTAATTGTTTTAAACCAATAGACATTAACTAAGTTTTGATTGCTAAATTTAAGCCCTTTGTCGGCTAAAATGTAATTCGACATACCAAAATTAAGGTCAAATTGCATATTATCGGTATCGTCAATGTGCAGCGTTAACGGATATTTGTTTTTGTTTGGTGTGCCAGTTAACGTAGTGTTGTATAATTCATAAGGCGTTGTGTTTTTTAAGCCATTATAATATAAACACCTTAATTGTCCTTTGTCATTATTCCCATTTAAAATAATAGAATAGTATCTATTCCCTGAAGATAATAACATCGTCGGTGCAAATGTGATTTCAATTTTCTTTTCTTGCTTTACAAAATCATTGTCAACTCGAACAATTCTGTCACCATAGATTTTGCTTGTGCTTTGTTTATATTCTTTATTGTAGAAATCTTCACCTTCTTTGTATGTAAATATGTAAGGGTTAGCTTCAAGGTCACCCATTGGAACTATCTGTACATTTTGTGAATAGTCGACTAAATTTGTCCAGTCCTGAGTTGTGCCACTATAAAATTCGTCACGTGGTACAAATCTAAGTTTCTTAGGATTGTCCATGTCTTGTTCAATATACAAATTGAACATTTTAACAAAGTTTAAAAGAATATCTTTTTGTGTATTATCACCACTAAAAAATAAACCAAAATCTATTGCGTTGTTATATGCAAATTGATTTGCTGCCGATTGATTATAAAATTTAGTATCGTTATATAAATCTACAAAGGGATTTCCTGAACCTATATTTAAAAACTTAAAATTTAAATATTTTACTTGCACATAATCACCCGCAATTAATTGGATGGTTTGCACATCTGTATAATCAAAATTCCAAGCACTATCTGAACTATTATCTGAAACGCCTGAAAATGTTTTTACAAGTACATTATTTTTAAAAAGCCCAAAGGTTAAAACTCCATAATCTGCTGATGGAATTGGTGAACCTACTGATGCGACGGCTTTTACTTTTAAAAAGAAATCAAAATTCGCTGCCGTTGGTGATACATAACGATAAGTTGTAGTGTTAAAATTACCACCATTGTCAAAGTTACCACCCGTTGAATCGTTGTTAAATGTAATAAGGTCGTTTGGATTTATAGCAATTACTGCAGCATTAAACCCAGCTTGAAATAACCTTTGTTGTACTGCTGCATCGTCACTTGTAAAACCATAATTTGTATATGGTATAATTAAACGCTTAAATCTTGCAGTTGTAAAAAAAGAATCATTTGTATATTGGTAACCAGTAGTTGACATTATTTTGTCGACTATTGTCTTCGCATATAAACAAGGTACGTGGTCATCTACACGCCATTCATTTGTGTTTGTATTTTGTGAACCATACTTGTTAAGCATTTGTGCGTAAACATAACCTTCACCATACGCAAAGGCTTGTGAACCTCCATTTTTTACAATTGACGTGTCCCAAGAATTAGTCACATTGGTATCGGTTAACGTATGGTTATATTCGTCAAAGTTTAACTCACTTAATTTAGCATTTCCCAGCGTTGTAAACAAGTCTGCAGTCTGTCCGTGCAGTGAACATTCATATTCAATAAAATCGTGGTCTAAGACGTTTATTTGAATCAATCTAATAAAGCCCCTTAACTGCTCAAAGCCATCGACCAAAACAACGACATCAGCTTTTTTGTTTGGGTTAAAGTTAGGTGCAAATTGCCCACTACCTAAGACGGTATGTTCAACTTCAAATATACCACCGAATAAAATGTTGTTTGTTTTTGTGCCTGGTATCTTTGCAGTCTTTGACCAGTCACTTGACCTTTGCTCAGGGTTTTTAATATCAGCAATTGAACGAGTTATAAGCAAGTCGAAATCTTCGCTTAAATCGACCAGCGTATTATTTACAAATAAGTTTATCATAAGCGTTGAACTTTATCTACAAATGACAAATCGCATTCGATTGTCAAATTAAAAACTTTGTCGTTTAACAATGTCTTTACCGAGTAATCACTATTCGTGATGTTAATTGCTTTTAAAACACCATCGTCTAACAACCATATAGAGGGTGAAGTTACCAACTCTTTGAGCCATACACTTTCTTCTTCTGTTATCCAATTAGAATTAAGTGTGATTTTTTGCATTATTTCGGTGTTGTAGTTACTTGTACTTCTTGCACTGGTCTCGTAGGAATAACTTGAACCTGATAAACTGTATTGTGTTTGCTTGTAGGTTTTTCTTTGTATAGTAAAGTTATCTTTTCTGACCCTATTAAAGCGAAATGACTCGATAGCCCCGTATCTGTTGAGGAAGTAAACGTCATTATTTGCGTACTTTGTACATTCATCTTTTATGTCTATTCTGTATGTTTCACTTGTTGAGCCAGAACCAACTGCCTTGACCTCTAAATAGGTCGCACCACTTGCTGGTATAATTGGAATCCGTATAACTGAATCGGTTATTCCACTTAGTAAAATGATTTGTGTTGTTGCTGCTGGGTATGTTTTAATTTCTACACTTGCAGCATTGCCACGCCAAAAGTAAAGCCAGTCTTTTTGATTTTGATAAATGGTTTTACTTCTTAAAGATGTTAAAAACTCAGCATTGGTTGACGTGTTAATTTTGTAGTCGTTCTCAGCAAAGGAAACAAAGTCAATAGGATTTAAAGCCATATTGTACGCCGTTAACCCCGTGACGTTGGTTGCACCACTTACTTCAATAATTGGTGAAGTAGTGCCAGTAGAATACTCGTAACCAAAGTTTACCTTGTAAGGAATGTAACTATTTGGGCATCCACTCACAGACGTATCGTCAATGTCCCAATCAAAAGTTACAAAGTTTTCAATTAGACGCCCAATGTTAAAAACACTTTTGTTGGTGCTATTGGGATAGATAGGTGCTTTTAACCGTGCAATTCGTGTTGTATTTTCAAATACATCGGCAATAAATTTAAAGTTTGGCTTAGTGTAAATAGCACTATCACTCTCACTTATCACAAAATTCAAATCATTATAAGCTGGTGCGTTATCGTCGGGTTTTTGATTGACTGTTATACTCACACTTATATATTAGCACTTTGTGAATTTTGTTGCTTTGATGAAAAAACCCCCATACTTGGTTTAAGGTATGAGGGTTAAAAGCACGATTGAAAGAACTAACGCAAATATACACTAATTTATGACATAAAAAAACCCCACAACTTGTGCAGGGCTAAAAGTCAAAACTTTTGTATTTTAGAAGAACGAAACAAAACTAAACTAAATTTCTTAAATATGCAAGTACCATAGATTCAAACGTAGTACATTTTTGCAAATCTTTGTTAAACTCTTTTTGCTTACCCACATAAAATGCAACGGTGTTTAAAAACTCAACAATAGGCATTTGCAAAATGTAGTCCCATTTGTCACGTTGACCTTTGCAAATTGCATTCACTAACTCAAACCATCCTTGTATTCCATTGCTTTTGCCTTCAGAGCCTCCACCATCTGACTCAAATAAGTTTGGGTAGCGTCCAACAATTTCGGATAAAGACGAGAAAAAAAAAGCGTGTAGCCATATGCTATTTGATACGGCAAATGTAAAAACAAGTTACTGACTTCTTCAAATTGAACACCTAAGTTTTTGATTTTTTTAGGTCGACCCAATATGTTGACTTCTTCACTCATCATTGCCATAATTCTATGCAAGTTTGGAAGTGTATCTTCGCTATTAAATTGTTGAAGTGATATGAAGTGTTGACCTTGCATTTCCATTGCATTAGGAATCATCCTAAAGCGTCGACCTTTTATTTTAAATCTAAGCTGAATAGTATCTTCAAACTTTAAATTGTCCATTATCTCATTGAAACGATTGAATAAGTCGTAAACTTTCATTTCTTCAACTTCATCAATATTTCTATTATCTACTATGCAAATAGTATGAATGGCTTTTTCTAAAGGTGAATAGTGGTCTATTTCTTTTAATTCTTGTATATGTTTAATTGTTATCATTATGCGAATGCAAATATACCTTTTTTATTGTGTTTTTTACAATCTACTGCAAGTGCTAAGGACATCACACAGTCATCATTCAGCCCACTTGGTGCAGCATACTTTACTCCCGTTCGGGTATATTCATACTCGATGTTTTCCAATTCGTACCCTATCGGGGATTCAGGGAATGCAATAGAATTTTGTTGTATTTCCATTACCAGCCCTTCAATTATTTGTTGTTTACTTTGACTTGTGAATCTAAAACCTTTTATGTTAGGCAATAAGCGTTGTAAGTTCTCAACTATTGGGTCACCGACACCAGTACTATCTACATACGCTGGTATTCTGCCAACCACATTTACTATTTTTCTTTGCGTTTGCTCCCAGTCAGATTGAAATCTGTCGAGATAACACACCCTATTATCTTTATCCAACCCCGTTATCACAGTCCAGTCCGTGTATTTTGCTAAGTCAATACCAAATGCAATAGGCGTACTATTGCTAATCGGTGCGTAACATCGTCGAATATTGTCTATTCCAAAAGGGTTTGACTTATCGTCACCAGGTTCTGCTAAATACAACTCTTTAAAAACAAACTCAGGTAAATCACGTTTGGCTTGTTCAATTTCTTCTAAGTCTAAAATGCCTTCTTTTGCAGCATCGTATGCCGTTATCTTAAAAAATTTATAATCAGGTTCGCCAAGTCTCGCACGTTCACCCAATTTATAAAACCAATTCTTTTTTCCTTTGACGTTCCCAATTAATTTGCACTTGCCTTTTGTAGCCGTCAATGTAGTACGCAAAGCAAACCAACTTTCTTCACGCATCCTCGACGCCTCATCCACTACTGCTGCATAGACATCGTCACCGTATAAATTGTCGGGCTTTTCTGCTGACTTAAATTCTATTCTTGCACCATTGGGTAAAATCAATGTTAACTTACTTTCGTTGCTAATAAAAAAGTCCTTCACATTAATTTGGGTTTTCATTCTACGAAATGCTATCTCAGCTTGTTGATACACGGGTGCTACCCACCACACCGATTGATTTTCTTTTAGTTTCAATGCTTGTTCAAACATCCAAATGATATGACTTGCCGTTTTGCCGCACTTTGTTGCTGCTGCCGTTACTGTATAACGTTCTGGAGCGTCAAGTATGGCTTGTTGGTAAGTCGTAACGAATGGACGATTGTAAGTTATTTGCATAGTGACTTGAGTAATTCGTAGCGTGTTTGATTTATAGATTTAAGGTTGTGATATTGGTTGCAATATTCTGTGTTCAAATCACCAATGTTTAGTTTAGCCATACGGCAAATACAATCATACCACGATTGCTCGTTATTCTCAGCAAAAATAACTCCTTTATTCCCCTCGTGTAGCGTATATGGTTTGACATTTGATACAATGATAGGTAAATTATAAGCGGCTGCCTCTACTATCTTTAATTCGCTTTTATATTGGTTAAAATTAGTATCTTGAAGTGGGGCTATACAAAAGTCAAATAAAGAATATGAAGTGCCATAATCTGTAGGCGTTGTACCTCGAATAGTTTTAAACCAGTTAGGTCGGTTTTCGATTGATTCACCCGTGATAGTCTTTTCGCACATTTGCCATTCGTGACTTTCTGTGTGGTAACCAGCCATATAAAAGATAGCGTCGTTTTCTTCACAGAATCTCTTTACGCTATTGCCTACTCGTTTTAAATCTTCAAGGTGTGTGATACCACCTACCCAACCAATTGTCAACTTCTCATTCTTTGCCTTCTCAAACGTCCATTGATTTTGGGTTAAGTCCAATGCATTCGGTAAAATAGTTATGTTGGTATTTATCTCTTTTATCTTCTCAGCAAGTAAAGTAGTTGACGATGTAATGTGTGTAGCGTTTAAGATTGCATCCTTAGTTGCATTCTTAATCATTTTTTTATAGACTCTATACGCTGGGTTTGATTTAGGCACTACCCAATAATCGTCTACATCACAAATAGTAGGTATGTCTAATTCGCTTAACTTTTCAAATATGTTATATTGTGCAACCGATATCCATCTATTGAATATAACGGCATCGTAAAGCGTAAAATCTATGTTAATCCACGATGGTGGTTTTTGGCTTACATCTACTTGTATGTCGTAGTCTTGTTGCATACGAGCGTATGGGGTGAATAGTCTGTGAAAACTCACCCCACTTGCTGAATCCATTAATACTAATATTCTCATTCGTGTGGTAAATTGGGAATATGCATCCAATACAAAGGTTCACTCACTACTATTTCCGATGTGGTGTCGTACCAATACTCTCCGTCAAATTTTATCAATTGATTGCCGAATGAATAGTTACCTATTACTTCACGTTCATCACTTGGTTTTTGTTCTTCGGTTAATCTCCAACTGGCTTTCATAGTTTTAGCCCTTCTTCATTTAGTATTTCGTGTAGTTTTTCACGGCATTTTTCAATTGCCTTAAATGTATCTTCTGAAATTCCTTCCGATTCATATTTAAGTTGATTTCTTAAATGTTGGTCTATACGCCACATAGCCCAAGACCATTTTACACCGTCAATTGCGATATTGAAATCTTCATTATCCTCGGGCAAATTAAATTCAAGAATCGCTTTCATCAGAACGGCAAATCATTCTTTGGTTTAGGTACTGCAACATAATGAGTCGCTTTGCTTTTTTCGTTTGGCGTTTTAAGTTTGCCAATTCTTAACTTCACATCGCCATATTTGTTGACTTCAAGTTTTCCACTTGCAATGGCTTGATTTAGTTTTTCGATGTTAATTGATACATTGTTTCCGTACTGGTCTTCCCAACCATTCCCGAGATAAATTGTTTCTGTCATTGTTTGTTTTGTTTTATGTTATTTAAATAATTCGATTACTGGTAATAATATTCCTTTGGATGTGTTGTTATCACCCCCTTTAATATCTTTATTTGTGTTTAAATATTTTCTACAAATATCTTTTAATTTTTCTGTGCTAATCAAAATACAAACATCCGAAATATAATAAGCGTAAAAATCTGATTTACTTGTTGCAATTCCACTTGGTTTATTTCTACTTTCATATTCTATAAATAAATTGCCAGTTTTATGTGCGACCCTATCCCTTTTAACTTCTACTTTTTTATTTACTAAATCTGCAAATGATAATTCACCCTCGATGCCAAATATTAAATCGTATTTAAAATCAGAATTGTGTTCCATTATTTAAATTTGAGCAATTTGGTTTTATTGTTTTAAATTTAAAGTGATTATTATTGGCTCGTCTGTTTTTATATTGTTGTCAAGCGTCTCTTTTGGTTTGCCGTGTACCCTTGTAACTAAAGTCTCAAGATTAAATAAAGAATTTTTGTCGTGGGCTTTGACCAATGACCCCGCAATGATTTGCTCAATGATTGTATATTGACCAGTTTTATCTTTGTCGATTAGTTCAAGTTCTTGCCTATTCATTGCACACATATTCATATACGTCTGATTGATATCGTCTTTGCTATAACCAAGTTCTTTAAGTTTGGTAACAATCTTTTTTGGTCGTCCGTTAGGGTTTCCACTTTGACCAGGTTTGTATGGTATTAAATCTTCTTTGCTCATTCTGTTATTGTTCTGTATTTTTAAAATAATTGCAGTTGTTTTGGTATTGAATGATTAAACTCATTTGCTAAATCTAATATTGTGTTTGTTTCAACAATAAACGAATATAAGTCATCATTTTTATAAAACCATTCTACCCCATACAAAGGATTGTTTTTTATATTTTGCTTTTTAAATTTCTTGTGTAATAATTTTTCATAATTACCAGCAAATTTAATTGTTTTAATAATTGTTGTTGTTGGTGCATAATTTTTAATTTGTTTTAATCTTTGATTTACATCTTTTGAAATCCCTATTTTAATACCAAAATCACTTTCCATAAAATACAAATGCGAAATACTATCATTAATAACATTATGAGAATAATCAGATATTGACATTTGATATAAATCATAAATTAATCTTTTTGTATATGGGTTAATTTCTCTTTTGTATAAGTGTATAATATCTTTTATTAATTCTTTTAAAAATGTTCTTTTGCTTTTACCTTTTGGTCTTCCATTTGGGTTTCTTATTTGACCCTTTTGTGTTGGTCTTAAATTATGGTCGTTCATTTTTTATTGTACTTCATAAAATTCAAATGCACTTCTTTTAACATCTCTTTGTGTTGTTTTTTATCGCCGTAGGCAATATGATGACCTCTGCAAAGACACATTAAGTTTTCAATCGTATCTTCTTTTTTAGTTCCACCCATTCCACGACATTCTATGTGGTGAATATCATTACCAGCATTGCCACAAATTTCACACGGAATCCACGATGTTGTATGATAGCCGAAATAGTCCATATAAATCTTTGTGTGTTTTTTCATTTGCTAAATAATAAACTCCAAGTTGTTGGTAAATCTACATTGCTATGATATTTAAAACCACAGTCCTCAAATAGTTTTATCCATTCGTTTTCTTGCTTGATGTTAATATGCCCCCATTCTTCATCAAAATCTGTTTTGTGTGGTGTGCTTGAAAAATGAAAATACTTGCATTGCAAGTTAGTTAAAAATGGAATGAGTTTTTCATCTTCGATATGTTCCATTACTTCAATTGAAGATACCAATTCCTTTTCATCTATTTTAAGAGTTGTGAAGTCTCCTTGAATGATTTTCTCTTTAGGAATATATTTACTGGCATACTCACAATGTAAGGGTGATAAGTCATAGTACTTGTTAAGGATATCACGCATTGCATAGGCATAGACACCCATACCACCACCGCAGTCTGTGAACGATTTTGCATTGGTTATCTCTCGTATTTTTTTAGCCGTGTTTTCAAACATCGATACATAACCTTGATTATCCATATTAATCGAAAGTTTCATTTCGTGTTCAAAACATTTGGCATCATTCCAAGTTCCGTTAAAACTATTTCTTTCTACGTTTTGGCTTTTGCTCATCGTCTGCTAATTGTGCTAAAATTAAAGCGTTGTTTTCTATTTCACTAATTGTTGGTATCTGAGTTTCCTTTTCAAATCTTGCTCTTATCACAAGTGATGTAAATGAATCTACAAAGCAACTACCACACATTGGTATCGGATTTCCCATTACTTCTTGATGAATTGCACGTACTTTGTTTTCGTCGGCTGGTGGCATTCTCATAACCATTGTTTTTCTGAATGCAGTTAAATACTGCTCGACTTCTAAAATAAAATCTATGTGTTCGGTTTTCATAATCTATATAATTTGTAAGCTAAAATGTAACATAAAGAAGCTGGTATAATACAAGCAATGTGCCAGGTATTAAAGAAGTAACCTAACGCAATATGAAATGCAATGCAACTTTCACACGTCAAAGGTTTGATTCTTAATTTACTTGGTAGTTGTGGTGTCATAACTGTAGCAATGATTATTGCGAGACTCGATATGCCAATTATTTCGATAAGTGAATACATTTGTTAGTTGTTGTTGTAAAGTGTTTATTTTGTTATTTAGGTACGTTATTTCGTCCTTCTCTTTTAATTCCCTCGCTTTGTAGCCTATTGTCATCAGTAGGCATACAATAATGATTTTTAATAAATTCATAGTCTTTCTTTATTTCGTGTTTTATTGTTTTGTCTATATCGTGGTATTGCATTATCCGAATATAAAATGCTTTAAGTTTATTCATATTCGTTTATGATTTGTCTTTTTATGTCTTTGATTACTCGTAGTACTTCACGCAATGTTATTTTGGTTTTACGGTGGATTGACCTTGCACTTTCACCATTCGACCACATTGTAAAGATTTCCCGCTCATACCATTTGTTTTTGCTTACTACATTCTCAATCAGTTTATATTTATTTTCTTTTTCAATTGCATCGTCAATAGTGTTTAAATATTCTATCTGTACATTTTCAATATCAAATAATCCAATGGGCTTCATAACGTCGTAGAACTTTTGACGTGGTGTTGAGCTTTGCGACCACATTATTTTGATGCAAAATAATTTAATATAACCATCGTTGTAAACTTTAATTAACTTGTCATCAGGCATTTCACATAAAATAAGTAAAAGATGTTGTGCTAAGTCGTCGTGGAATAGTGGCGATATTGTTTTTGACGCCTTATAAAGCCATTCTGATTTTGCAATTTCTATAAGTATTTTATCTTTGATGTGCAAATATTACTATATTTTTTTCAATTCTACAAATTTATATCCATTTTTCTCTGCTTTTTTTTTATAGTAGGCAACTTCTTCTTCAGAATTTAAGCAGTACACTTCCTGATATTTATCCTTTTGCATCACCAATTGATAAAAGGTTTTTTGCATCCTCATATATTGCAGTTTCGTTTTTGTATCTCATTTGTAAATAATCTGTGTAAGCGTTTACGCTATGTATAACGGTGCTATGGTCACGAATTAAAAAATTACCTACGTTCTTTAAAGTGTAGTTAAAATATTTGACTGTGATATAACAAAATAGTTGACGTGCTATAACTATTTCACGCTTTCTGTTCTTGGAAATTATGTCGTGTGGCATAATACCACTGGCATCACAAACCTTTTGCAAAATTTCTGTTAGTTCTTTGTTCTTGTTCATCTTGTGGATTGGGTTTATAATCATTTCCTTTAAGCGTTGTATTTCTTTTTGGTAGTTTCGTTCGCTTACTTCTACTTTGTTTTCTAAATATCGCACTTGGCGACGTTCTTTGAGATATAAAACATAATAATCTATCATAATAGTTTTAATTGTTGTTTGTATTCTTCAAATCTTTTGCAACTTGCATCAAAATAATCTTTGTCAAGTTCACAAGCGTAAAAATCAAACCCTTCCATATCGGCTGCAATACGTGAACTTCCTGAACCTAAATGAGTATCTAAAATTTTATCATTTGGCTTTGCATAGTTTTGTAATAACCATTGGTATAATTTTATACTTTTTTGAGTTGGATGAATTCTTTTTCCATCAATATTATAAAAACCTCTATCCCCTACTGGTGGTTGTCTAAATATTAAATTTTTTGTATTAAAAGAAGTCCACGCAAATTCTGACATAGACATAAGATGTTTATCTGTCATTTTTTTATCCCAAATAATATAACAAGCCGTAGGCGATAAATAATCTAAAAAATAATTACCACCCCAAATAATTTGATTTTTTGAAACTCTAAATAATTCATCAAAATATTCTTTTGATGGTATTTGATTATCCCATTTTTTATTATCGTTAAATATTCTTGTTTTAACATTAATCCCATACGGCGGGTCAACAATAGCCAACTCAAAATAGTTATCAGGAAACTGCTGCATATATTCCATGCAGTCCATATTTTTAACTTCGCTTATCATAATATTTCTTTATAACGTGTGTACTTACCTTCAAAACTCATTGGAATGTCTATGCATTGACCGTGACGATTTTTACCAATGATTAACTCACAATCCATTTCAACATCAGGCTTTACATCTAAATAATACGATGGTCGATAAGGAAACAAAACGACATCAGCGTCTTGTTCTATCTGTCCTGATTCTTTTAAATCTGTAAGTTGTGGTCTATCTTCTTTGCCGTCACGATTTAATTGTGCAAGTGCAATCACAGTAACTCCAGTTTCACGTGCAAAGTTTTTTAACGCAGTTGAAATAGTCGCTACATTTTTACGAGTATCTTTTTCGTTTGCATCCATCTTTTGCAAGTAATCAATTACAACCACATCTAAACCTTTACGGGCTTTCAATAATTTACACACCGATATTATACTAAACACGTTATTATCTTTTGAATCTATCACATCAAAGTCGTGTTCGTTGTTGTATAACATCTCAGATATGTTTTCGATGTCTTTAGATGTCATATTAGCGTTGCGAATTTTATAATTTTCAATGTTAGAGAAATAACTAATTTGCCTTTTGGCTAATTCTTCATCTGACATTTCAATTGAAACAAATAAATACTTTGCAAATTTACAACCTTCAATACAGAAATTTAAACCGAGTGCAGTTTTGCCCATTCCTGGTCTCGCACCTATCACAACTAAGTTACCTTTTGACCATCCACCAATGTATTTGTCCAAATATCTCCATCCAGTAGGTAAACCTTCAAGTGTATTTCCCCTATCAATTCTTTGTTGTAATTCGTCTAATACATTACCAATTACTTTTGACATTGGTTTTATTTGATTTTTAACGCTTATTCTACTTTCTTGAATACATATATCCAATTTATTCTGTAAGTCGTTTAATTCATCGTTAAAATCGATTTTAGCGACATCTTCAACCAGTTTTGTTTTCTTGTAATTTACTTCAAGTAATAACAAATCATAATCTAAAGTTTTATCTGTGACGAATTTTCGTGTAAAATCCGTCAACTGAAATGCATAATCTTTAAAAAATGGGAATAAAGTGTGTAATGCTATTGGTTTACTATCGTAGTAAAGTTGTTGCATTATAGTCACAACCCTTGAATTGAAGTCGTTAAACCATTTAGGGTTTACACTTGGTAATTTTGTCTTTGCATAATCGGACATTATAAATGCACCCATTATGTTGTCTTCTGAATAGTTAATCATCTAAATTTGCTCTCCTTTCTAATCGTGGTTGTACTGGTTTTTTTGTTTCAACTTCATCTTGCCATCTTTTTTTATTTAAATATGTTGAAAAGTACGGTTGATATTGTTTGTCCTTAAATTGATTTACAAAATTAGGAATATGGTTTTTAATTAACTCATATTCACTTGACTTTATTTTTTTGAATGCCGATAGACTTTCGTCTTTATTTAATTTCTTATTATACAAGTTCCAAACTGTATTAAAAAAATCAATATCAAATACTTCTTTTTCTTGTTCTTCTTCTTCTTCTTGTTCTTGTTCTTCTTGCGATGCAGTATACATACCATTTACATACTCTATCAATACTCTATCTTTTATTTGCTTAAGTTCTGACTGAATGCAACTTACAACTTTTGGACTTGAAGAACCATTATATTTATTCCAATTTTTTAATGCAATCTCTTTTGTATCTTCAGAATATAGAATTTTACCTATTTTTATAAAGTATTTAATCAGTTTAGATACTCTATCTATACTGTATCCTAAATCAAAAGACATTTGTTTTTTACTTATTTCGTATATGCCACATTGTTTAGTTCTTTCATTTGTCAAAAGATATAAATAAAATAATCTATGTTCATTATCCAGTTCTTGAATAAATGTATCACTCCAAAATGATGTATGTATTTTTCTAAATATTGCCATAATTAAAAACCTTTGTTTGTTAAATCATAACCACTTTCAAGATTAAAATTTATACCATCAATTTTAAAATCATAAGTATAATATTCAATTGTTCCACACCCTTTAACATTTAATAAATCAGTAATAAAACAAAAACTACCTTGTGTATCCAATTCTTTACCAATTAATTTAATATTTATATCAAATAAATGTGATACATTTTTATATTCTAAATATGCAATTACTCCTTTTACATATTGAATTGATTGTAAAAATGATGCAATACCAATCTTTTCTTTCTTTAATTCAATAATAGTTACTTGTCCAGGAAAGAATAATTTTTTACCCTTGTAATACGGACGTGAATAATAAATTAAATCAGCAATTCCATAATTACCAATTTTCACTTGTCTTAAAAGTTTACCTTCAATGGCTAAACCTCTTTCGTCTAATAAATCCCTTCCAGATTCATAGATGATTGTTTCCAAATCTTTTTCTAAAAATTTCATAAATAAAAAAAGCCCAACCAAAATAGTGCAGTTCAGGTGCGACTATTTTAATTGAGCAAATATTTTTTAAGTACTCGGAATCCTGAACATTCCACTTAACAATACAAATATATATTATTTATTTTGTATATCCTAATTCTTTTAAAACTTCAATTTCTTTTGCGTGTCGTTGATTGTAAACGTTACCACGAAGATTTGCATTGTCTTGTTGTACTTTTTGTCTTGACCGTCTAATTGATTCAGGCGAAGTGACCATTCGACCAGCAATAGCGTTTAAAACATCGTAGACAGATTTTGCACCAAGTTCTGCTAATTCTTGACGCCAAATATCAGCCATTAGTAAAGCGTCATCGTCACGCATTTTTGTGCTATTTTCTAAGCGTTGTTTTACTTCTTTGATTATAAGCATAGTGTCAAAATTAAAGCCGTTAAAATTCTATAAATGTGTTTCATCTGTTCTTAAATAATTTTCTAAAAAGCCTATCTAAATATTCTGCAAAATTCCATACAAAAACTAACATAATTGTGAAAATTATAACAAGTCCGATTATTTCTAAAATTGTTTTCATACTAAATCATTTTTTAAACTTCCTTTGTACATTTTTTTAAGTGCCTGGTTGCTGCGCTTTGCAACAGGGTTCAATGGCTGCCAGTCGGGCATATCGTTTACGTCGATAAATTCTTGACGTGTAGCTTCACTTGGTTCTTTTTTAAGCGTAAAGTATAACATAAATAAAAATGTCACACAACCGATGTACACGAATAACAAAATTAAATTAAACATTTTCGGTTACGTTATAAATACCTACATAAATAACATCTTCATCTTCACCGATGATAGCGTCGTTATCTCTAAACTGCTGCGTTGTTGTTATACAACCTACTGTTGCATCCAACATTTTAAACATTACCCACTCGAAAGCATCAGCTTTACTTGGGAAATTTTGAATGATTGTCTTTTTCATATCGTTTTATTGTTTAGCAAATATAATATAATTATTTTCAATATTGCAAATTTATTTTATATTGTTTACAATTCTGTGACAATTGACTGTAACAACTCATTGGCGTAATATAGTTTTTCATCAATGATTTCTTGTACATCCTCAAGTTCTATGTGAGCTATGAATAGATTGTGAGTACCTGGCATACGTTTGTCATAACTAACAAAGTAACCGAAGTCAACTGCACTTGCTATCATTCCCAATTGCATTTGCCAGTAGTATTCTGCATGAATTTTCCCTAAATCTTCAGCACATTTGATTGACCTATTCTTTAAATGTATTCCACTATTGAAAGGGTTTTTTATTTCGACTATGCAATTACCACCAAGTGCATCAGGGCTATAACCTGAATACTCACCATAGGGAATAAATGTATAAGTCTCGCCACCGTAATAAGTGTAAAACTCATCTTGGTTTTGTTGGAATACCTCAAACGCTTCCTTTTCGTTTTCAGTTCCCCACGTTAACGCTTCGCCCCAAATTGGCTTTCTAATACCAGTTAATAGTTCACTTGCTTTGTCGTACACAAATGTCTTTGCCGTCTCTGAAAGGTACTCCGATTTGTTTCTCGGAGTACCCATTAGCTTGTGAATTTCAGATGCCGTAAATTTACCTTGTCGTAAATCTAACCACTTTGATTCATCGTGTGTTATAGTAATGTCCATAAATCTAAATCAAAGTTTCATTTAGCAGCAATCAATAACTTTTTGTTTTCTGCACTAATAGTGTATTTACGTTCGATGTCCTCAAGCAAACCACCAGTTTGTAGGTGTTCCTTTGCCTTTATCCAAGTTGGATGGTTAGGTGTTAGTTCTTCTTTTGCAATAGCTTTAGATTGTGTGGCTACATTACCAGTCGCAGCGTTGCCGTCGTCGTCGTCGTCAATGTTTAAATTCAAAATTGAAGATATGCTATAACGACGAGCATAACTCACACCACTACCAAGTTGTTGAGGGTTGGTATCGTCTTTGCATTTGATTTCATAAACGCTTTCTATACACTCACCACTATCAATATGAATTAATTTAGTTACAACGCAATTATTGATAACTGGTTGCATAATTACTAAGCCATTCTTTTTAAGAATAGGCGTGATGATAGATAAAATGTGTGGTAAGGTTGCATACTTTGAACCTTTGAAAAATGGATTGTTTGCATCCTTGCTAATCTTCGGACATTCCGCCTGAAAATTGCTTACTGATAAAAATAGTTCTTTCATATCTTGTTTTCTTTTTTTAATTCTAATACAATTTCGGTTAATCTTCTATTACCCATATCATCGAATAAATGCCAGTCAATTGCTTCATCTCGTAAACCATCTTCATCGTAGCTAACAAAGGTATAATCAATTAAATCTTCAGGGTATTCGTCAATAATTAATTGTTGTACAATTTCAGCGTCGTATTCAAAATCATAATCACCATCACACAAATGACATTTAGCAAGGGAAAAAACAACGTAACTCATAGTTTATCCTCCTTAATGATTTGAAGTGCAGTATTTAAAACGATAAGGGCTTTGGGTTGTACAATATCACCATTTAGATATTTGCGTACAGTAGGCATAGAAATGCCAGTCTTTTTTGACACCTTAGATACGATGCCGTGTTTCTTGTTTAATTTGATTTGATTTATTACTTCTTGTATATCCATAGAGCAAATATACAAAAAGTTTTTTAATATGAAAATTTATTTTACAATTTATGTAAATATTTTTTGTGCTAAGTGGTCAGCGATTGACTGAGACAACGTATCTAAACGCTTTTGATTAAGAGTTGGTGCAATAAAAGGACGTGCTTTTGTACCAGTTTGACCTATATTTTTTACAATTACCTTTGCAATTACACTTTCAATGCCTTTATTGAATGCTGATTTAAACACACCATAACGTCGTTTTTCCTTCATCCATTGCAAGATGTCTTTGTACGCTACTTGTTTTGGTTGTTGTCCTTCTTCGACGTTAATGTAGTAGTCATTCATTAACACAATATAGTTCACTCCCTTTGCACTTGCACGAATAACGGGCTTAATGTCAGCAGAAAGTGAACCACTTGCATTGCTTTTGTTCTTTGCTAATTTATCCCGTAGTGCAGTAATTAAATCATTACCCCAATTAACAATAATACCGTTAATGTCAGGGGTTTTTAAGTCATCAAATAAAGATTTCTTTACGCCTATATCGGATAAATCAACTTGCTTCATAACGTTTTTAAGGCTTCAATAAGTTTTGGATGAGGGTAAACATCGGCTTTGTCTTTGCGTACGCTATTGTGCGTAAAAACGCCATTTGAACCACTTAACGCACGTTTAGTTACATCCCAAATATCTTCGTTATAAGTTAAATCAATTCCGTATTTAGTTTTCCAAAGTTTTAACAAGTCCACAACCGATGCTATTTGTTCATCTGTGTAGTTTTGCCAGTACTTCTGACCTTTGTAAGGTGTTGCAAGTTCGCACACCTGGTCAACCGGTACTTCTGAATTTACATAGGTATAAAATTTATCGCCTTTTTTTACCAAGTAACCCCAGTTAACTATCTCAATACCTATTGAAATTTTATCTAAGTTCAAAAAAGGTAGCCCATTTGCTTTAAAAGGTGCGCTTGTTAGCCCTAAGTGATAAGCCCAATGTTCAGACTTAAACCCCTGAAAGATAGTGCCATCACGTCCAATAACTACACACGTACCAATTTTACCGATTTTGTCATTTTCCCAAATTGCAAAAACATTATCGCCTTTGCCAGTACCAGCAGTGTGATGCAAGTATATTTGTTTTTTGGGTGCGACCTCTTTGTAGTAGTCGTTAAAGATTATTTGTTTTAGTTTCATTGATTAATTTGTTTAAATACCATTGTGCCTTTAGTAAATCTTCGTGTCCGTTTTTGCGTTCATAACGCCAAATATACTTCATTATATTGCCCTTTAAATAGCCCTTAAATGATTCTTGAGACATTGTACTTTTAATTGCGTCGATACATTCGATTTCACCTTTGTAGTGCAACGGGTTAATATTACTCATACTATTTTGCCGTTAATGATTCTCATATTATTAACGTGGAATGTATCATCTTGGTTTACATCTACACAAGCAAAGCCGTGTGACCATTTAGTATAGGCAAAAGGTCGGTAGTCAGG